GCAGAACGTATGGCTGATTTATCCAGACGTATTGGTTCTGCCTTTGGACGATTGCAAGCTGAGTTGGTACAGCCTGTATTGCAAAGAGTTGTGTATATATTAAAGAAGCAAGGACGTATAGAATTACCTACTATTAATGGTAGAGAAATAAAAGTAAGGTCTGTTTCTCCATTAGCACAAGCACAGAATCAGGCAGACATTACTTCTATAGCTCGTTGGATGGAAATGATACAATCTAATTTTGGTCCACAATTAGTTAATTTACTAATTGATACAGAACAAACATCAGCACATTTAGCAAAGAAGTTTGGTGTTCCTGATACACTTATTCGTGATACACAAGAAAGAAAACGTCTTGCTGAACTTGCTTCTGCATTAGCACAACAAGCTAATCCAAATATGGGTATTGAAGATGTATTAGGAGATGTAGCAAGTGGTGGATAAAAATTTTATTAGTTTAGATGGTTTTCAAAGAAATAGAATAAATGATGCTCGTATATCAACAGATGTTGCTGCATTATTTAGTACAGACTTAGGACAACAAGTATTTAAATATTTAAAAAGTATTACTATAGATGCTGTTAATGGTCCTAATGTTACAGACGCAGAGTTGCGTCACCTCGAAGGTCAACGATATATAGTTGGCTTAATAGATCGAAGAATCCAACACGCACATAAGGTGAAAAATGAACGAGCAAGTTGAACAGAATACAGTTGCAGATGTAATGGAAAAGAATGAATCAACAGAAAATGTTTCACGTGAAACATCTGTTGATACAGCAATGGATACTATTGCACCAGTTGAAAGACCAGAATGGTTGCCAGAAAAGTTTACCAAAGCAGAAGATTTAGCAAAGTCTTATACTGAATTAGAAACTATGGTTGGTAAAAAAGAAGAAGAGTATCGTGATAAGTTTCAAAAAGAATTAGAAGAAGAAGCTTTTAAAGATAGACCAGAATCAAAAGGTGAGTATGTAATTAGTGAAGAAGCACAAAAGCTTTTAGATATGGGTGCTGTTACAGATAACAAATTATTAGAATGGTGGTCACAAACTTCATTTGAAAATGGATATAATCAAGAAGAATTTAATTCTGGTATTATGATGTACTTAGAACAAATAAGTGAAACACTTCCTAATCCAGAACAGGAAATGCAAAAGCTAGGTGACAATGCAAATGTAAGAGTTGAAGCTGCATCTTTATTTGCTAATCAATACTTTCCTAAAAACTTAATCTCTACAGTTGAATTGCTTGCATCAACAGCAGAAGGTGTTCAAGTATTAGAACATATACAAGAACAAACAAAAGGAATAAATGTAAGTTCTCCTTCTCAGCCCATTAATCAAATTAATGAAGCACAGCTTCGTGATTTAATGGCATCAGATGAATATCATAATCCAACAAAGAGAAATCCAGAAGTAGTAAGGCAAGTTGAAAGTGGCTTTAAACAATTATATAAAGCGTGATATTGTAGCTTCACTGAGAAATATATCTTTAGTAAAAGCAAAGATAGCCGATGTAATGCCTGTTTCTCAAAACATGAGGCTACCAGATATAAGGGAGTGTGCTATATTTGGCACACAACCTTTTGAGTGTTTAATGGATGCTGTTATTAATTTTCCAGATGAAACCTATACTATTTTAATTAACAAACAACCTGTAGCTATGTGTGGTACTGCTCAGTATCCAGATTCAAAAGATAACGCTTCTGTATGGATGCTTGGTACAAATGATATTGATAAACACTACTTTGTATTTCTTAGAGGTGCAAAAGAATGTATTAATATACTGCAAGGAGAGTATAAAAATATAGATAATATAGTTCCTGTAGATCATACAAAGACAATACAATGGCTACAATGGTGTGGTTTTAAATTTGAAGAACATATAGAAAATCATTATGGATATGACTTTTTACGATTTAATCGTTGCAATTTATTTCAATCTAGTATTTATAATGAATCATCAAGGCCTGTAATGCACTAAGCGACCCTATTGGACAATCGTGTTGAGGTGAAGATCAGATAACCAGAGATACCATGAAACTTAATATAAGGAGGTTTGCTAATGGCAAACACAATAGACACAGCCTTTATTAAGCAGTTTGAATCTGAAGTGCATCTTGCTTATCAGAGAATGGGATCGAAACTACGAAACACCGTTCGTACAGTAAGTAATGTTGCAGGAAACATAGTACGTTTTCAAAAAATAGGTTCTGGTTCTGCTTCAACAAAGTCTAGAAACGGTATGATTACTCCAATGGAGTTAGCACATACCACAGTAGAAGCTACAATGTCAGACTTCTATGCTGCTGAGTACATTGATAAGTTAGATGAACTCAAGACAAACATAGATGAAAGACAAGCTGTAGCTAAATCGGCAGCTGCTGCTCTTGGTCGTAAGACAGATGAAATTCTTATTACAGCTATGGATGCAGGTGCTAATTCAACTCAATTACATGATACCAGTTCAGCTGTTGAAAAAGCAGATTTACTTTCTGCCTTTGAAACAATGGGTGCTGCAAACATACCTGAAGATGGACAGCGATATATTGCTATGCATCCTAAAGGTTTTGCAGATTTATTTCTCATTACTGAATTTGCATCAAGTGATTTTGTTGGAGATCAAAACCTACCCTACGCAGGTGGAATGACAATGAAACAATTCTTAGGTTTCAATATCTTTTCTACGTCTGCTGTAGCAGCAGGTAAGAGTATGGTGTATCATAGCTCTGCTGTTGGTCTTGGCATTAATGCAGATGTTTCTACAGAACTTAATTATGTTGCTGAGAAAGTATCTCACCTTGCAACTTCTTCGATGTCTATGGGTGCTGCTGTCATTGATGACAATGGTATCTATGAACTCTTAGATAATAACTAATAGGAGGTATAGACATGGCTTATGCAGCTTCTGGTTTAACTCGTCTTGCAGGCGCATCAGGTGGTAATCTGTGGTGGTATTCGACAACAGATGCTATTGCTACTGTAAATAGCGCAGGCTATTTTAATGACGCAGCAAATATGCTTGCAGTACGAGATGTTATTATTGTTTCAGATACTAATGTACCTACAACAAGTTTTGTAAATGTATTGTCAAATACTGGTACTGTTGTAGACGTATCGGATGGTACTGCTATCGCAGAAACAGATGGTGACTAGGGAGAATGGGGGGATAATACCCCCCATTTTATTATTATGGTAACAAGCACACCTGCAAATAGTGCAGTCGATATTGCAAGCAGAGCATTAATTTTAATTGGTGCTGAACCTATTACATCTTTTGGTGATGGTACAACTGAATCACTTATTACTTCTAACCTTTATGAAGATATAGCACGAACAGCATTAGTTAATGCTCGTTGGAGATTTGCTACAAATCAAGCTGTATTAAATTTATTAAGTGATGCACCAACAGGTCGTTATGATAAAGCTTACCAATTACCAGAAAATACATTAATGGTTCATGCTGTAACAGTTAATGATGCTTTAATTGATTATCAAATTTATGGTAATATGATTTACGCAGATACAAATGAAGCTGATTCTGTTGTTGTAGATTTTACATTTAGAGCAAGTGAAGTTGATTGGGCTTCTTATTTTTCTCTTGCTGTAGAATATGCACTGGCAGTTCCTTTATCTTTTTCTTTAGCTAGAGATGCAAGTCTGGGTAATTTAATGCAACAGCAAGCAACAGCACTTATGGCTAAAGCAAGAAGTATAGATTCACAACAGCAAACAACACGCAAACTTGTAACATCGAGATTTATTACGAATAGGAGGAGTTAATGCAAAAAGCAAAAATTCCTATTCAAAATTTTCAATATGGTGAAGTAAGTCCTGCACTTGTTTCCAGAACAGATACAGAGATTTATAGAAATTCTGCTCAACGATTGCAGAATTTTTTTCTACGAGCAGAAGGTGGTGTTGTAAAACGATCAGGTACAAAACATATTTATACCTATGACATTACGCAAAACAATACAGCCTGTACAATTACAGTAACAGATTATGCTAATATATCTGTAGGTGCATTTATAACATTAACAACATCAGCAGGAGTAGAAGTTGTTTTTACAGCAGAAACAGCAGGTGCTTCATCACCTTCTGATTCTCAAGGCTTTAGACCAAATACAAATAATGATACTACAGCAGATAATATTCAAGCAGCAATTAATACTCATGCAAGTTTTACAGTAGCTAATCCTGCTTCAAATGTTATTACAGTTACAGAAACGTCACCCAATCCAACAGGTTTTTTAACAGCAACAAGTTCAGATGGAACACGATTAGCAGTAACAAGTCAGGCTAGAAATAGAACACAACAAGCAAGACTTGTTCCTTTTATTTTCTCAGATGACGAGCGATATATAATATCTTTAGAAAATGCAAAGATACGATGCTTTCAAGTAAGCACAGCAGATGTTGTATCATTGGTTGCAACTATTACGCAGGATACAGATAGTGCTGCTGTACCATTTTCAGATGAAAAGATACATGAAATATCTTATGCTCAATCTGGTGATACAATGTTTCTTGCACATCAATCATTTCCAATTAAAAAACTTGTAAGAACAGGATTAACATCTTTTGAATTACAAACATTTGATTTTGATACAAACGCAGATAACACTCTTATTCATCAGCCTTACAGTAAGTTTCATACTACAGGATTAACAATAGACCCAAGTGCTTCAACAGGAAGTGGTGTTACAGTAACAGCAAGTGCAAGTTACTTTGAATCAAATCATGTAGGTGTAACATTACGTTATCATAATAGTGAAATACTTATTACTGGATTTACAAGTGCTACTGTTGTTACAGGAACAGTACAAGGTAATTTAAAACAACAATTAGATATAAATGCTTTAAGAACAATAGATGGTTCTGCATCTATAGAAATTACTCATGTTGCTCATGGATTAAGTACAAACGATTCAATAGCTATAACAGAAGCTGCAACTGTTGCAGGATTATCAGCAGGTAATATTAATGGTACACGCACAGTTACATCTGTTGTTGATGAAAATAGATATAGAATTGCTGCTGCAAGTGGTACAGCAAACGCATCTGTAGATGGGGGAGGTGCGCCTGTTATAACAACTCATGCACCAACAACAGATTTTAGTGAGCAGTCTTATTCTTTAGTTCGTGGTTATCCTGCTGCTGTTGCTTTTCATGAAGGGCGATTGTGGTTTGGTGGATCAACATCACAGCCAGATACATTATGGGGTAGTAAGTCAAATGAGTTTTTTAACTTTGATTTAGGTACTGCTGCTGATAATGATTCTATAGAATTGCTTGCAAGTATAGGTGAGATTAATACAATACGACATATTGTTTCTAATCGTGATCTACAAGTTTTTACATCTACGTCAGAGTTTTATGTACCTGCTTTTCAAAACTCACCTATTACTCCTACGAATGCACAGATAAAAAGACAAACACCATTTGGTGCTTCGTTTGCTAAACCTTTTGTGTTTGATGGTTCAACATTATATGCTCAAGCATCAGGTTCAGCAGTAGCAGAATATTTATATAATGATTCTCAAAATGCTTATGCTTCCCAAAGTATATCAACAGTATCATCTCATTTAATTAAATCACCACATCAAATGGCTGTTCTTCAAGGATCAACAACACGACCAGAAGCATATCTCTTTGCTATTAATAGTGATGGAACAATAGCAGTATTTAATGCAAACAGAGCAGAGGGTAAAGCAGGGTGGACTGAGTTTACAACAAATGGTGTGTTTGAATCTATTTGTGTTATTGATACAAATGTATATGTAACAGCTTGGTTTGATACTGGTGCAGGTACAAAGAAGTTATATATAATGCAATTTGATTCAACAAAGAATTTAGATTTAAGTCGTGATTATGTAACAAGTGCAACCAGTACAATAGCAGGTGTATCATCAGATTGGGTTAATGGTGCAGTTTTAGATGTAATAACAGAAACAGATTATGTTGGTCAGTTTACTATGGCAAGCAGTAAGATAGATACAAGTTCAAGGGAAGCTGTACCTATTAATAGAAAAGTAGAAATAGGATATACATTTCCTGTTAATTTAAAAATAAATCCTCTTGATATAGCTTTACAATCAGGACCACTAACAGGTGAGCCACGTTCTGTTAATAAAGTTATTGTTGATATGAGTGATACTGGTGCAATATCAGTGAATAATAATAGTTTAATTATACGACAAACAACAGATGATTTTAGTATTGGACGTTCTAATTTTACAGGTAAGAAAGAGTTTCGATTGCTTGGTTATTCTAAAGACCCACAGGTAACAGTTAGTCAATCTGCACCTCTTTCTTTGCAAATTAATGGTTTAGTAGCGGAGGTAACTTTCTAATGTGTACACCAGAAGCAGCAATAATAGGATCAATTGTAGGAACAGCATCACAAATTAAAGCTGCTAAAGATCAAGGTAAAGCAGCACAACAAGCTGCTCAAATGAATGCAAAGCAAGCTCTTATTGAAAATGAAAATAATAAATTACAAGCAAGACAATTTGTTAATGCTCGTCTTGAAGATCTTGATAAAGCAATGGAAGTAAATAATGCTATGTTTGCTTATGCTAATCGTGCCGATCAATCTATAGACGCATTTAGAAAAGCAGAAGCTGATATAGCTTATAGAGATATAGATAGAGGAACAACTCAAGCTATGATTACTGGCGCTCAATCTTTAATGAGAGGACAACAGGAAATACAAAGAGGTCGTATCGCTCAACAAACAGCAAGAATACAAACAGCTTCCATGCTTGGTTCTGGCATTTATCAATTATCACAAATAAAATATACTTCATGAGAAATTAGATGGCTCGTATTATTAAACAACAAACACAGTTTAGAAATCAAAATATTGGTTTAGTAAGATTTCAAAACTTACAGACACCAAAAACACAAGCTATTCTGAATGCTGTTGATAAAGGCAATCAAATACTTCTGCGTGAAGTAGATAAAGATATGCAAAAACAAACCGACAAAATGGTTGGTGAATATACAATATCGCAACTTACAGCAATGGATGATGAAACAGGTGCGCCTGAGTTATTAAATTTTAAATATTTAACAGGTATGGGTGCAAATCAAAGAGAACGACATACTGCACTTATTAAACAAAATCATGCAAATGCTATTGAACAAGATATTAAATATCGTGTGGGTATATTAAAACGTAAATATAAAACAATGCCTAACGGTGCAGATGAATTTGTAAAAGCAACACAGAATTTTGCAGAAACATATATTAATGAACTTGGTAATGCTCAAGGAGAGTATCGTACTTTTATAGAAAATGCAGCAATAAGATCAATACAAGATAATGAACTTATTCTTAGAGAACAAAGAGCAATAACTGAGTTTAATAATTCTCAAGCAGTTTTATCAAATAATATAACAAATGATATTATACAGGGTCAAAATTTATCTGTTTTAACAAACGAATCTGGAGATATTACACCTTTTCAACAAACTAAAGATTTTTTTAAAAATTTAAAAACAGAAAGATTATCTTTATTTGCTAATGAAGATCAAAGAATAAAAGAAGAACAAAAAATAGATATTGGTTATGCAATAGCTATTCATCAAAGATTAAAAATGGAAGGAGTTTTAAGTTTTGAACAATTAAATTCATATCAAAAATATCTTGAAGGCAGAGTAAATATTAATCAATTATTAAATGAAATACCAGAATTTAAAGAAGAGTTTACAGAATTAGCTATTCATTCAGATATAAGAGATAGAAGTGGATTAGGTCAAGATTTAAGAGTTTCAGTTGGTTCTTCTTCTTTAACAAATAAAAAAATAAAAATTGAAGAAATAGGAAAAAGTTTAAATAAAACAAATTCATTAGGTGAACGATTAAATACTGTTTCTCAACAATTAAAAGATGATAAAAATTTTGCAATAAACTTAAATTCTCATCAACCAGATTTAAGAACAGGTTTAACTAACGAAGAAAGAAAAAATTTATCAGAACAAATTGTTAATGATGTTGGACTTTCACAAAATAATAGAGATACAATTATAGATATTATAAATAATCCAAATCTTTTTGATGACCCAGAAAAGAAAGCTATGGCTGTACAAGTTTTATCTGAGGTAGATCAAATAACTAATGCTCCAGATATTGCTTTTGAAGAACAAATTTTTGTAAATAATATTTTTTCTCCTGAAAGAAATTTTAAATTAAGTGAGAATGAAGAAGAAAATAAATTTTATAAAACTAAATTACAAACTTTATTAGCAGTTTTAAATATTGAAAATGCTTTAGGTGATCCTGAAAAAACATATAAAGTTATGCAAAATTTAGATAGAAGAGTAGGAAAGTCGAATATAGGTGTATTTAATAAAGAATTTGAAAAATTATCTGATGGTTTAACTATTGAAGATTTTATAAAAAATCAAATTGATGATAATAATAATCTTGATGATGCAACAAGATATTTTAAACCAATATTAAATTATTTATCAACTTATTATTTAAAAGGTGATGATACAGAATTACAAAATATAACTGTAAAAGATTTAGAAAAATTTGTAGATCAAAGATATAAACAAACTTTTTTAGCACCTCATCCATTTCAAATTGGAATGAGTGGTGAATTGCCAAATAAAAAAAATAGATCAAAAATATTAGGTTCTTTAAATTCTTTACCTAATAAACAAAGATTAAAAGCTCTTGAGAAAATGCAATTAGATTTAAGTACAAGAGCAATAGAAGCAAATGGAAAAAAATATATTCTTAATGGTCCATTAGGAGAAAATTTTGAGCGTGCTTACATATACACTTTTGCTTCATTTAATAAAGAGCCAACTTTTATTTTAGTAGATGAAGATTTAGAACCTATTTATATGAGTGATGATGCAGGTGAAGGTGATTCTGTTGGATTAATGCAACCTATTTCATATTCAATGAGTGAATTTAGAACTAATGATGGTAAAGATTTAATGATTGATATTGAAGATGAATTTAAAATTCTTATGAGTAAAGAAGAAGTATTAGAAGAAAGAAAAGAAACAGCAACAGGTAGAAGTAAAGGAGCATTTCGTACTTTTGATAATTCAAATAAAACAGATGTTGAAGCTGTTCAAGATTTTGAAAAAAATACATCAATGATTAGTCCATTAATGATGATTGATGCAGAAGATACAATGGAAAAATTAGGCATTGATATTGATGAGTATAAAAAATCAAGAGAAGAAAGACAAAAAGAATTTGATGCAGAAGTAAAACGAATTGAAGAAGGCATTGAACAATTATTGCGTGGATCAAGACGAGGTGCAGCTAGATAATGGTTACAAGTTTATATAGCAATAAAAATTATTTACCTTTACCTGATGATTTATTTCCACCAGATGATCCAACATTATTTGAAACATTTAATGCTCAAATAAAACATCAATATGCACCATTAACATATACTTTAAAAAACTATTTAGATTATGGTGAAGATGGTACAATTTATCGTGATGAAGATTACAATCCTTTTGATGAAGATTTTACAGGTTATGAAGAACATAAAAGATTTCTTATTGAAAACTCTGCTAATCCAGAACATTTTGCTAAATTAAAAAATCAAATAGATACATCTAATAAAGCTCGCGAAATACTTGGTCGTGCATCTATAACTAAACAAATTGTAGCAGGTATATTTGATCCAATTAATTTAGTTGCTTTACCCTTTGGTGGACCTAGTATTGGTTTTCTACGCTCTGCTACACGAGTAGGATTAGGTGTTGGTGCAATTACAGCAGGTCAAGAAGCTATGAGAGCGCCCTTTGATCCTACAAATCAAAAGTATGAAGTTCCTGCAAATATTGGATTAGGTCTAGCTTCTGGTTTTGTTCTTGGTGGTGCTGCTTCTTTTTTAAAATATACACCTAAAGAGCGTGTAAAAATAGAAACAGCCAAAAAACAATTAGAACGAGATGCTAAAAATTTTGCTATAGAAAAAACAACATTAACAAGAGAAGAATTTAATCAACGTGTTCCTAGAACTCAAAGACAATTTGGTAAATTATCAACAGAAAACTTAACAAAAGAATTAAATAAAATTGATAAACAAAGAACACAAAAACAAAATATACTTGAAACAAAAAATGTAGAAGTAGAAAAAATAAGAAACTTTGTAGAAAGTCCTGCATTAAAAGACTCAAAGTTAAAAAAATTACATAAAGAACTTGATGGTTTAAATATTACAGAACGTAAATTATTAAAACAATTTCAAGATATTGTTGTTAAATACAGAGCATTTAGTGTTCGATTATCAAATTGGAAAGATAGCAATGGTGTATTTCAAATTGCAAAAATTCAAAAAGATTTAGCTAATACTGATTTTGATTTTAAAGGTTCTACTTTAAAACAAGATGTAAAAAAATATAAAACAATTAAAACAAAATTAGATAAAAAAAATGAAGAAGCATTTAAATTATTTTCTAAACAAGAACAAGATGTATTAAATACAAAACAAAAAGCAGAACAAGATTTATCTTTAACTGACAATCAATATTTTGAATTAAAATTAGAAAATGATTTGCGCTATATGGAAGATATAGATGGTGGTCTTGTTCCTATAAAACAAGATGAAAATGTTTGGACAAAATCACCATTTAATCGTCTTGTGTTTACCCCTCTTAAAACATTGGTAAATAGTAATGCTCCAAATAAAGTAAAGATGTTTGGTTTGGATTTAGCTCAAGATGGTGGATTTATAACTAATTTAAATAAAGAAGGTGTAAGTTTAGGCCAGTCTGTTTATATGAGACAGTTTCCATATAAAGGAGAAGTAGCTGATGTTTATATGAAGTTACAAGATTTATGGGCTAAAGATGGTGAAAAGAATCTTACTCGTTTTCTTACTTATAATGTTACTGATGGCATGAATAAAATGACACGCATGGGTAAGCAAACAAAAGCTAAAGATGTTAGTTTTTCTGATTGGGCTTTAAATGTAAATGAACAAAGAATGAATAAGGTAAAATCTGATAGTGATTTTCAAAATCAAGCTATGCAACTCTTAGATAATTTTTATGATAAATGGGAAAAAAGATTACGAGAATCAGGTTTAATTGGAGATGATGTATTTTATAAAGGTAAAAAAATAGATTTAGAATCTCGATTAGATCAATATAAAACTACAAGAGATAGTTTACTTAAAGAACAAAAATCAAAAGGATTAACTGATAAACAACTGCAATATTTAAATGATTTAAATGATGATATTATACCTGATTTACAAACACGAATAAAAAATATTGATGATTCACTAGCACAACCTAAAGTTATGCCTCCAAATGAAGAAGTTTTTCAACCTCGATTTTGGAATAAAAATAGAATTATGAAAGATAGAGCAAAATTTGAGCGTATTTTAACAGAATGGTATAGTAGCAATAAAGGAAGAAATATTGTTGAAGCTAATAAAGATGGTTCATATACAACTAAAAGACTTCAAGATTCTGAAATCCAAACAAAAGTAAAAGCAATAACAGATACAATTATTGGTCAAGATGATATAATTGCACCTGAGAATGCTTTTTATGGAATGGGTAAATCAAAACATTTTCGTCATAGAACTGTTGAAATACCTAATAATTTTCAATCTTCATCAGGTAAATTATTTGATTTTATTGAAACAAATCCATTAGCAACAATGGCTGCTTATGTTGCTCGTACTGGTCCTGCTTATGAATTTAATTTAAAGTTTGGTGGTAAAACTTATAAAGATATTGTTGCTGAAATTAAAGATGCTTCTGTCAATGCAAAAGTATCAAGAGAAGAAATGAATAGTTATGTAAAAGACTTTACCCATCTCTACGATAGAGTAGTTGGTTCAGTTTTAAAAAATCCAGATCGTTTAAATCAAAGGATTGCTAGAGTATTACGAACGGCTGCTCAATTAAATTATTTAGGAAGTGCAGGTATAGCTGCAATATCTGAACCTGCTAAAATTATATTTGAAAATGGATATAAAAATACATTTAAAGGCTTAATGACAGGTGTAGATGCAGCAATTAAAGGTCAAACAGCAGGTCGGCAAGCTAGAGAAATAATATTATCAGGTGAGGCTTTAGATATTATTCTTGGCACAACACACATGAGATTAGTTGATGATGTTACTATTAATCCTTTAGCATCTGGTGCTTGGGAAAGAGCAGGTAATGCAACAAGAAACGCTTTTTATACTTTAAATGGTTTAGCACCAATTACAAATGCTTTAAAACAATGGTCAGGTATTACTTCTCAGCATACAATTATTGATACAGCGTTAAAGCTTGCTAATAAAACAGCAACAGCATCGGAACGAACGTACTTATCTGTGTATGGTATTGATGGTGTTGATGCTCGTAAAATAAAACAATTAGTTGATGAAAAAACTATAGAGGTTTCTGATCGAGGTTTGTATTTTGCTAATACAGAAGCTTGGAAAAATGATTCATTAATACAAAAGTTTCGTTCTGCTCATGCTTCTAATGTAATGAATACTATTATGATGGGTACTCCTGCTGATAAACCAATATTAGTTGATGGTGTTGTGCATTTAAAAATGAAATACGCTAGATTTTTTCCTGGACTTAAAGAAGATGCTAGAGTTAAAGGCTATGCACGATTAGAAAATGCTTTTCTTGGATTACCATTTCAATTTTATTCTTATTCTTTAGCTTCTGTAAATAAAGTACAAAATGCTTTTTCATCTGGACAAGGTAAGAATAGAGCTATGGCTGCTGCAACAGCAATGGGGTTAGCATATTATGGCAATTATTTAAGAACAAATGTTTTTGGTGGAGGTTATGTTTGGGATAAACTAGAAACAAATGATAAAATGATGCGCTCTTTTGATTATTCAGGAATTATGCCTTTATATTCAGGCTTATATTATGAAGCTATGCACACATCTTTAGGTGTAGGTGGTCCTGATATAAGTGGTGGATTATTAAAACCTAAATATAATGTTGATGATAGAGGTTTAGAAAACGTAATTGGCTTGTCAGGAGCAGGACCATCTTATTTCTTTGATTTTGCAAATAACTCATTTGAACTTGCTTTTGATAAAGAACTAGATTATTCAGAAGGTGCGTATCAATTTATAGAAGGTGATAGGGGAAATGCACTTAAAGGTCTAATGAGGCAACTACCTTTTGCACGAATCCCTTGGTGGAAACAGTATGTGTATGATATTAGCAACTCAATAGATAGGAATGTGGATTAAGCTATGACAATAAGTGTATCAGATAATACCCCTCGAGTTTCGTATTCTGTTTCAGAGGGAGCAACACAAACATCATTTACAGTTTCATTTGAATTTTTTGCAGATGCAGATTTAAATGTTTATGTTGATGGTACAAAGAAAACGCTT